TAGAGTATATGTTTTATCAGCAGAAAATACAGCTTTAGTAGCTGACGTTGTAGTACTTTGTACCACATCATTATGTAGAACTGTTGTACCAGCACTACCTGCTGCTCCCGCAGCTCCAGTAGCACCGGTAGCTCCTGTTGGACCTATAGCAACTGGTAATGTTATATTATCGCATCCGCAATCTTGACATGTGTCGCACATAATTTTTTAACAATTACAATCTTCAAAGTCACAAAGAGCTTGAAGTTTGGTTAATATTTTAGTTATTGATGCTGTTTGGTAGCATCCACCCATTGCACAAAGAGATGCATATAAACCTTCAGCTAAGAAGATTCTCTCCATAAAAGCATCTGTTTCACATTCTGTGCATAATTTATCAGGAACTTGTTTTAAAAGCTTATCTAAACAGCATCTAACTTTACCAGTCATTAACTTATATATAGTTGATGTAACTGTTCCAGAAGGAGATACTACTGTATATAAGAATGAATATATTCCATCTGCTGTACTAGTAGGAGTAATGTCTGTAAATACGTAATTCCCAACTACTACTCCTCCACTTATTTGAGATGTAACATCTTCAGTCTGAGTAGTACCGTTAGGAAAAGTTATAAGAATTGTAGCTGAAGTTATATCAGTACTAGCATCATTAGGTGAACCATATCCACCAGTATTACCTGCTGAATATGCTCCAGTAGTATCTGTTATTTGAAGTACAGTGTTATTCTCTTTGTAGCAAACACTTAATGTTGGACTAATAGCCATTTCTTAATAGTTTAATAATTATAAAAATAAAGGGGATGAGGAATAGATCCAAATCCCCTTTAGATATTTATTGAGTTATTAACCTATTATGTTAAAGCTAAATCATTAGTTGTTAATGCACCGCCATTAGCAGTTGTTCCGCCATAAATTGGTACACCATCTAATAAATCTTCTAACATATCTGTGATATCATCAGTAGTTGCAGCTAATGCATAGTGACCTGAAGTATCTTTACCAGAATCAACGAATAAAGTAATTACTTGTGGTTGACTAGTAGCAATTATTCCGCTTCTACCTTTAACAAGTTCAATTTCAATTGCATCATAAGTTTCTGCTGAACTAGACATAGGAGTGAACGCAAAGTTATTCTTAGCTTCACTTCTAAAGATTTCTCCAGTATTACCATTAGCAAAATATTCTAATTCTGCAACTTGTCTATAAGATCCAGTTCCAAAAGAAGGAGTAGTTGAGTTAGTTAGAGTAGTAGCTCCAAAAGAACTAGAATCTAAATTCAATGCCCAACGAGATAACTTGTTAGTAATCTTACCATTAGACCAATCCATAGTTAAACCTGTTAACTTAATACCTGTAGCTACGGATGCAGCAGATGCAGCAACGATAACTTTAAGAGCAGTATCAGCTAATGTTTGAGTAGTACCTTGAAAAGGAACACTTAATTCAGCAGTATTAGCAGTAGCATTAATAGATACAATTCTATATACTTCATCAGTAGCTCCTGTACCAATTCTTAAATAGTCACCAACAGCTAAAGCTGCAGTTCCTGTAGCATCATCAATATCAGTAGCAGAAATAGTTTTAGAACCATTAGTGAATACGAAGTTATCAGCACTTGTAGGTACAGCAGTATCTGATCCATTAGCCATAAGCATCTCAAATCCAATACCTTTTTCTACTTGACGAGAAAAATTACCTACTACACTTTTAAATAATCCATCAGCAATTTCTGCTTGAGTAGCACCTGCATCTGAACTATATACCATATCTTTTACTAATACACCACCGTTAGTAGTCTCAGGAGACTCAATCACGTTGATAGTAGCACGATATACTGTATTGTTACTTACTGCAATAGATCCTGTTGAACCATTGAATCCGATATAATCTAATTGTACTGAACCAGCAGCATAAGCTTTTCTAGTAACTCTAGTTACATCAGCTTTACTAAATACTGGAGATTTTAATGGCTGAAGACTTGAACCTCTACCTAATACAATTTGAAATTGATCTCCTGCATCAGCAGTAGATTCTGTATACATTGTTCCACCTGGAGTGAATAAGCCTATCTCACCATCGTTAAGAGCTGCTATAGTTGTTGTAGTTTTAGCTACATCTTTTCCAACCATCACTAGTTGAACATTATTTTGACTAAAATTTGTCATTTTATTTTTGTTTTAATTAATATAATTATTTTTATTGATTACTATTTTATGCTGCTACAGCTTTAATTACTGCAAAATTAATTACGGCTAAAGCATCTAATGCCACAGCTCCTGTATTTCTTAAATTAATTACGCATGAGCCTGCAGCAGTAGCTTGAACATTTACAACAGGGATACCATCTGCAGTACCTCCATAAGTTCCTACACTAACGACTACTACATCTGTAGCGGCTATTACTGAATTGGTAAGTGTAAAACTATGGTCTACACCAGCTAAATTAGTAAGAGCTACGGTAGTGATTTGTCCACTAACTGTATTAGATATTACTGCAGTTGTCGCAGAAGGAACTTGTGTTACTGCTCCTCCTGCTCCTGTAGCATATCCAATTCCTTCAGTGTCCCCTGAAGAAGTGATTGCTCCACTTGCGGTAACTGTTGTAGGAGTTAATACTCCATCGGAACCTTCTAATTCTAATACTACATCAACTAACTCATTGAATTGCTTAGAATATACTGGAAATCTATCATTACCTTTAGCAGGTTTAAAATTCCCTTCATTTATTTTTTTTGCTATTGCCATTATTTATTTTCTTTTAATTATTAATTTGTTCCTCATTCATTTTAATTTGGTATTCTTGTGGATCTACTGAACCTGCTGCAATTCTAATAGCTATTTCAACTATTTCTCTATGGCAAGTAAAGTTTAACTCACTGTCAACCTGTACTGTAGTAGACGAATCTCCTGGTAATAAAGGAGTAATTCCTACTGGTTTTTTATAATAAGTTAAATGATACGTGTTAATACTAAATGTACCATCTGTTATTAAGTCAACTCTTTTAATTCCATTTGAGTTATCATAAAAATCCATTCTCCAAGCACAATCAAATGTAGAACCTTTTAATAATGGTTTCTTATGAGGATTTTTAATTTGTATAGCATAAACATCTTCAGGTTTAGGTACTACAGCTATTCTATTTCCATCAAAGCAATCATTACTAGATGTTACTGTTACTTCTTCAGACTCTATATACATTAAGTCTAACGGCAGATCATATCTCGTACCGTTAGGCTTTCCTGTATCTTGAGTAGTAGAAGATGTTGAAATATCTTGAGTTCTAGTCAGATTAGCCAAGTCTCTACGTCTTTTCTCTGTAAACTCTGCTTTCTGATACCTATTTGTAAAAATCTCTTCTGCTTTAGTTAGGAAAATGCCTTTTTCTTTGGCTGTATATCCAGGGCTACTAAAGCTTGCTATCTTATCAAATAGTAAATCAAACTCGTATGACATCTCATTAGCGTCCATCTATCTTATTTAATTTTAGCTTCAAGTGTTAATCTTATATCTTGATTCTCATTAGCATCTAAGAAATTAAGAGCACTTTTCATATTGTTTATTTCACCTTTCTTACACATCTCATCTCCACCTGATAGGAAATATTTATTTCCATCTCTAGTAACAGATTTATTCTGTAAAGATTTAGTTAATAATATTCTTGTTTCAAATTGAGGATCCTCATTAACTGAAAGGAATTCATCAATATTGCTTTCTACTTGTTTATCAATCTCAGCAATTAAGAAGTCTACTTTAGCATTAGCTGATGGACGTTTACCAATAACTGTTAGGTAATCAATCATAAGCTCTCTATTATCTTCCATTTTAGTTGCTATTCTAACAGCACGTTTAAGCTTATCACCTTTTTTAAGTGTTTGAACTTGAACATCCTTATCAGATGTGATAACAAATACGTAAGTCTTTTTATTAAACTCTTCTGCTGCAGAAGGAGCTATATAATCAGTATTACTTAATAATATTTTGTATTTTAGGTAGTCACCTGCTTTTGATAAATCTAAATGTAACGGTCTATCGCTAAGTGCTACATTTGCTCTTTTACTTCTCCAGTAATTAGATTTATCATCTCTATATGGTGAAAGTTCCCCTTCTGCAAATGCCATACCTGATAATCTTTTATTTTCAAAGAACTCTAATTCCTCATCATTAAGAGGACAGTCTATTACAGTTGAACCTTTTCTATTTCTTGGACAAAATTGGAATGTTGCTCCAGGTGCCATATTATATAAAATATGACTAGGATCTGAAACTGCCCCTCTTTGTCTATTTACTAATCTTACAATTACCTTTTCATCCTTTGGTAATGTAAATGATCTCACTTCTTCTTTAGTCTCCATCAATCTACTTTTTTATTTATTTATTAAAAGCTAGCCTATACTTTTAAATATAGACTAGCTCATTTTATTTAATTATCCGTTATAGATAAAGTGTGCAGTTTTACTTGGGTCAGTTACCATAACTCCACCACAGTAGAATTTGTGCTCTTCCCATGCATCCTTAGCTGTACCAATTGCTGATACTTCTCCATCAGGAGAGAAAGGATTACGTAAACCTGGAATGTACTTATGAATAACATCAGTACCAGCTTTTTTAACTTTTCTGATATTAGCTTCACCATTAGTAGTTCCTATGTCATAGATATCATATCTGTATGATTCAGTAACACCACCTTCTGGGTGATAAACTTTATTACGAGTTCTATCATCGTAGATTGAATCAATAGATAGGTTAAACTTAACCATGTTTGGTCCATTATATTCTACGAATTGTCCACCATATCCTAATCCTTGATTAGCATATTCAGCTTGAGCATCATAGATTCTCTTAGTTTCTCTTGTAGGAGTAAACAATTGAGAGTGATCTTCTAAAGCTTCGTGAAATTGATAAGCACCTCTTTCACCACAAGAAGCTAAGAAACTTCTTTGATCCATTGGTAATTTACCTTCTGATAAATCTAATAATCTACCTGATAAAGATTTGATATTAAAGTTAGTGTAAAGATTCGTGTTAGAAGCTTCACATTGCTCTCTTAATCCAGATCCCATTTCAATAGAATAACCAGATCTTCCTTTTTGGATATAATCACCAGTAGCAGTTCTATTAGATGTACCGAAGTGTAACAATCTGTTAATATCACCTCTAAATTCTGCATCAAACATAAATGATTCATATGCTTGCCACATTTGGAATTTCTCACCTTTAGGACCTTCAATGAAAGTACCCATTTTTTTACCACTCAAGTTACCAGGAGTTTCTTTTTCAATTCTAATAGTAGAGAATGCATTTCTCATAGAAATATGAGACTTGTGCTTAATCTTACGACCACTGTCAGAGAAAGTTCTTTCCACTGGATTGAATTCTCTAGAGAATAATTGGTTACCAGAAATTTCTTCGTATGGTACGAAATCTGTTTGAGCTTTAGCCATTAGCTCACAAGTGTAAACTACATTAGTTCCTTCAAAACGAGTAGATAATACTCTGATAGGATAAGCTTCATTTTTTTCACCAACAATTACTTCACCGTCTGAGAACCAATCTTTAGAGAAAACTAAATCAAATTGAGTGAATCCTAAACCTGCTGTAGAAGCACCTGTTACAGCACTACCATCAATTCTAGCTTCAATCAAAGGTAAGTTATCTAATAGTTGTGATTCTAGATCCCATGTGTAATCTGTATCATCTTCAAATTCCTTTACTGGGAATTTATTTAAAATTGAATCAATATCGTTACCAAAATAATTTTGTTGAATTTTAGTAATAATGTTGTTAGCTCTTTGCGGATTCATCTGCCAAATAGCTCCCAAGTGATTCTCTGTTGTCAACCCCTTCCATGAGGTTGCGTCTGTCATTTGTAATGGACTTATTTTCATTATTAATTGTTTTTATTGAGTTTTCGTTTATATTTTAAAATTTTCTATTGCATTAGCCAAACCTTTACTTGTAGAGCTCTTAATACTGTTAGGTGTGCCACCACCAACATTATTAGATTTTAAACTCTTGTCTAGCTCTTCAATAGCTGTTGATTTTACTGAATTAGTAAACTTTGAAAAGTCAGTAAATCCTTTTGTTACTGTAAAGAAAAAGGATTCCATCATTTCAAAGTTTTCAGGATCTTTCATTCTAGCTGCAGTAATAGCGTTCAGGGGGTTACCTTTACTATCATACTCTGCAATCTCTGTCATGTTTTTAAAGATCTTTTCTTTTGTTGTAGAATTAGCTTTAAGAAAAAATTCCTTATTTAATACTACATCTTTAAGTTTAGATAGCTTCTCTTCTGCTTTTTTATTATCAGCTATTTTATCAGCTTCTATTTGAGCATTAGTTTTAGTTATTCTAGACTTTTCAATCTCTCTTAATGAGGTTAAAGCTTCTGTTGCATCTTCAATGTCTTCACCTAGTTCAACACTTCTTTCAGCAAGCTTATTAGCCTTAGCTTCATCTATTCCTTTAGCAATAAAGTCTTGAGCTATTAATGTTTTTCTCAATGCTTCATTAGCTGATATAGATTCTGTTGTTACTGACTCTAAAGCTTTAATATTATTAAAGTTTTGTTTTACATCTTCTTCTGGTATACCATTTCTAAGAGCTGTTACATAAAGTTTCTGTTCCTCTGTTAGATCAGATAATTCATTTTTAGCAATAGTCTTTCTCCATGCAGCAAGTAATTCTTTTGAATCTTTTACTTCCTCACCTTCTTCAAGGTCAATGAGTCCCTCAGCACGGAGAGTAGAAGCAAGTAATTGCAACGGAGAAGAAGAAGAGTCTGCTGAGGGAGGGTCATCAACTGAATCTTTTTGTTCTGTTATTTCTTTTTCAAAGAACGAGGAGTCTATTACTCCAGCTATATCTTTCTTTTTATCTCTATCATCTGTTGAAGAATCATCTTCTACAACATCATCAATAGTATCACCTGTGTCTACTACTGGTTCCTTTTCAAATTCTGATGTATCTACTGCTTTAGTATCAGTGAAATCCACATCGTCAAATAAATCTTCTTTTCCTTCCATTTTATTTCTCTCTTTTACAATGTTACGTATTAATTATTAATATATCCAACTATTTATATCCCTATCTTTATTATTTACAGAGTCTTCTATAGCCCTTTTATATTTTAGCCTTCTTAGCTTTTAATCTTTCTAATTCTATTTTATTTAATCTATCTTTTTCATTTTGTTCAGCTTCATGTTTACGTTTCTTTTCTTCTTCAATAGAATTAGCTTGATTATTAATTTTAGCTTTTTCTATTTCAACTTCATCTTTAACACCATCATGATCTAAATCTACACCTTTATCAATGTTTTTAAATTGAGCTTTAATCTGTTCTAAAGTAATAGCATTATCAGCTTTTAAAGTTTCTATGTCTATATCATGAGCTCTTTCTTTTTCTTTCTCTTCAGCTACAGCTTTTAATTGTTCAGCCTGCATAACTTGAGCTTGCTCTTGAGCTTTCTGATCACGTTCACCTTTCTCTTGTTCAGCTTTCTCAATCTTCCTTCTAATGGCAGATAAAGAATCTGAATTATAAATATCCATTAATTGAGTAAAGTTGATCTTATCATTTTGAATACCTGCATGAGCAAGCTGTTTCATATTCTCTAATAACTCTTGATCATCTCTAGAGTTACTAATATGTATATCAAAGTCAATACTTTGAATATCTTCTGTATCTATAGATATAAGCTTAGTAGCCATATCGTTAGTTACAAATTGCAATTTTCTAGTTCCAGAATTAGCCCAAGCTAACTTAGCAGTTTCTAATCCAGTAATAAGAACTCTCTTTTTTAGATCCGCATGTTCTGAAAAATAATATTCAGTAATATGAGAAGACTGTATTACTTCTCTCTGTACATTACCTGATGTAGAACTAGGAGATATAGAACCTTCTCTAGCTTTAGATACTCCAACAATCTCTCCAACCTCTTGTTTAATATGTTCCATCATGGAAATATAAAGTTGAATAGTATTACCTTGCTCCATATCTATAACGGGACTAGAATTACTAGACTGTAAGTTACCAGATAGTTTACCCAATCCAGCACCTTTCTGACCCTCTTTAAAAGGATCTATCGGAGCTATCTTTAAGAATTTAGCATAACTAATCCATTTATCAACTTCCCATCCATCAGGAATAAGGGAAGTATCTAATTTCATTATCTTACCCCAATTTGTAGCAAGAGTAAGTTCTACATTATACATTAATGCATTATACATGTACTGATAAGGTTTCATTCTATCATAAAATGATACTGCTACGTTATCATTAGTGTTATAAATTGTTCCTACTATACCTGGATAACACTTAGAAGGATTTTCCATTCTTCTAAATTGAATAGGTCTAACTTGCATCTTAACGTATATACCATCTGATGCAGTATATCCAGAAGCAATCTTATGACCTTCCATCCATTCATTAATCCAAAGAACTTTAGCTTCTTCACCTTTAGTTTCATCTATCTTATAAGTCTCAGGCATAAGCTCATATTGCTCATCTCCTTCTGCATCATAATACTTAACCTTAAGCATTTTACGCATAGTCTTCCAATAAACTTTAACTACTCTAACATTACCATTAGAATCAAATGGAGAATTATAATCTTGTAACCCTGTCTCAAAGATAGCTGTATCAACACTATTATCTAGCATGTCTCTACGATCCATCATAGCATCAGGAGTATCTGAGTTACCTAGACCCATTCCATTGTTAGCTCTCTTTTCTATTTCATCTATTTCAGTAGGGGTAAGATATTCATTATATTCATCTATTACTTTCCCTGGAGGATAGTAACTATCAATAACAATAATCTCAGCATCTTCTATTCTAGAAGACTCTCCGCTACGTACAGTGTGAACATTAAGTGGATTATGCTTTATGCATACAGGCTGACTATTAACTATATCCCATTGATATATTTCTTCACCTGCTAATAGAGCATCCTTAAATCCTCTATCAAATTTCATTTTTAAACTTTGCTCTTCCCAAAGATGTTTAAGTATCCAAGTACCAGATTCTTCTTTTACATCTTGATAAGTATAATTTCTATATTTTTCAAAGTCTGCTAATTTTTTAGCTAAGTCTTCCTCATTAATAGCTTCATTTTGCATCTCTTCCGAGATAATAGCTGATAGTTGCTTAAGTAAGTCATCCTCTTTAGAGGATATGGCATCATCATTAATAGTTCTCAATCTCCAATCAAACCTACGCTTAGTTTCTTCCCCGCATAATAAATCTACTTTAGGATTTATAATAGGATAGTTCTGCATTTTAGCAGGAGTATAAGTATTATTTAATCCTAGCGGATCCACAATCTTCTTTACATCGTCTTCATCTAAAATATTTGAATATAGGTCATAGTTAATTCTTTTATTTCTAAAAGACTTACGTATGCCCTCATCTCTATAAATAGCTAATGTTTCTGCACCATCTATGCAGTCCATCTTCCATTGCTTAGTTTTAGCACCTTGAGATTTCTTTTGTGAAGGAAATTGTTTATATGACATTAAGGATTGAGTTTAATTTGCAAATATCTAATTAATACGATACAATAGCAAAGATTAGTTATGTTATTTTAAGTATTTGTGATGCTTACTATAGCTTAATTATTATTAGTGATGATTAAATTGAGTGAAATGTTGCTTAAAGAAATTATCATTAGCTATAGTATTGGTAGATTTACTTGATAAGTTAACTTCAATTTTAGCTCTATCTTCCTTCAATATCATAAGCATACCCATAGCTGATACTCTATCCGTATTATTATCTATATTCCAAGCTACTAGTTCTTTTAAGTATCCTATACTACGTATAGTATGCATATTTAATTTAGTAGATATTTTTTTATTTCCATTCTCATCTTCTTCTTCTACATGATAAGCTGGCTGTAATAACCAATCTGCTTGTAATCTCCTACCCCATCTATTTACTTCCTTACCAGAGTTAGTACCAATTGCTTTATTACCAGTATATGTAGTTTTCTGCATATCTACAGCCTTTAATATTTCTGGATTACCGCACAATAAATGTAATGAGTTCTTGTTACTAAAGTATTGAAATAATCCCTTTTTATCATTTTCATAATTACATATGGCATTGTAATAGATTAATAATCTTCTACAGTTCTCATAAAACTGAACTGCCGTTTTAGGTCTACCAGTATATTCTGCAACTATTTGTTCAGTTATAGTATCCATTATAAATAATGAACCTAAAGAATTAGTTGTAGACTCATCATCATCATACGGATCCAGACCTGCGATATATCTACCCCAAGGTATTTTGCCATTTGAACTAGCTATTGGTTTCTGAAATATCTCTATACATCCCTCTTTATTCTTATTATCTTTTATAGGATAATCTCTAATTGGAGTATGCTCACCAAATACATCTATATCCATTTCTCCATTTTCTGATATTTTCATTCTACCAATGTAATGTTGAGAAATAAATGAATTTAGATTAGGCATTATGTCAGATAATATATCCTTAAGGTCAGATACTGGAAAAATAGTCCCTTCAGTACGCATAACAGCTTCTTGAGGCACAATAGGTTCCTCAGCCATTGCTTGAGTAATAGCAGAAGGATCTGTAGAATTATATCTAATAAACCTCCTATTAGATAATATTTCAATCAGTGCTTTTATAACATCTGGTTCACCTATATTCTCATCATAACATCCGTTACGATTCATATATGCTCCCCAAAAGAATCCACATAATGTACCTCCATTAGTATTCTTATCATAAACATTAGGTACAGAATATATATTATATGCTCCAGGAGAATAGAATAATTTTTCAGAACCTTCAAAGGAACCTCCTTCAACACCTCCAGTACCACCTGCTAGCATAAAACCAAATGCTACATCTCCATCTTCTACAGCTTTTCTATTTACACCCCAAGCTTTTTCAAGATTTGGGAATAAACCATCTTCTTCATAATGAATCAACGGACCCCTTATACCCCTTGCTTTATCAGGATTATCTTTTAATGAAATTCCAAATACAGAAGATAAATTACCCTTACGAGAACCATATTCATCTGTATATCCTAATTGTATAGACATTGATCTAGGAGAATCAATAAGTCTCATTCTAGGCATTGGTGTAGCTTCTGCTATCCAATCTAAGCAATCTATAACCTTACCAAATATTCCTTTATCCCCTTCTAGGAATGTTTTTTCTGAAGCTAAGTGAAAGTTAGGATTACCAGAGCCAGGTTTAATATACATGTTGCATGGACTAATAGCACCCATTTTGAAACTGAATCCAACTCCCCTTGTTTTAAGAAGCTTACCGTGCTGTCCCCTATCCATTGCTTGTTGGATGTAATGATAGAATAAATAATCTCCTAACCAAGGTTTTGGAAACTTTCTAAGTCTCTGACCTTTCTTTTTAGATTTAATTTTTTTATTTCCAGGGTTTAATATCTTTTTTAACCATTCTTCTGGAGATTCTTTTTGTCCACCATCTAATTCAACTAACCAAATAGGACTATAATTCCAATAGAAATATAAATGACCAGGAATCCATTCCCCATCATCTCTTACATAACCCTCTTTCCATCTCTTTAATTCTTCTCTCCAGAAATTAGCATAATCAGATTTAGGATTACCATTAGGCATTATATTAGTATATCTACCATTCTCTTCATAAAAGATAGCTCTTTCCCTAAAGAAATCCATATCTTCTAAAATGTGAGGTTTAGATAAATCAATCTCTCTTCTCCCCCTAGGATCAATAACATCCGCTTCCATCATAAAAGGTCTATCTTTAATAGTACCTCTAATATGTGCTGGAGATATTAGATGTTTTATCATAGCTACTGACTCTATAAACTCTATAAGATCAGCATATAATTCTTTAGGTAAAACTTTTATTAGTTCACTATCTAAAGGTGTTTGATATTCATTTAAATTATTATAATCCATTATCTCTATAAATTATGTTTAATTAATCTAGATATCCATTCTAAAAATTCAGTATTATCCAAGTCTCTTTTAGCTTTATTACATATTGAACAACAAGGTTGTGAGTTTTTAATTGTATACCCTTTATCTGAATCTATCCTATCTATTCCGTTATGATAATAAAATTCCTTCCAGTATATAGCTTTTCCTGACTTTTGTGCCTGTAATGGAGGTACTCCGCAATAACTACAATTAAGAGATGTTATTTTCCTGAACTGATCCTTTGATAGTTCAAATAATCTATTTTTTGCATTAGCTCTACTCTTATAGCTATTATATAAAAGATTGAATGAAGTCTCTATTTCTGACAATCTAGTACCTCTACGAATACCTCTTCCGCCTTGCTTTCCAGAATTTGGTCTACATCCACAATTAGAACTATTTGAAAGAACTTGCGTATTTTCAAACATTTTGTCGCAAATACATTTTAAATTGTATACTGCAAATCTTTTTGTTTTTAAAGCGTTCATCTCCCACTTCCCAGTAAATGAGATAACTTCTGAATTTTTTAATTTTTCACCAAC